TACCATCTGCTCCATCATCAACAGTAGGATTAGGATATGTCCCTCCTAGATCACCACCAGCACTACCACTCGGAGGTGTGTCTGGCAGATCGCCTATTGTTATGGATTTTTTATTATTGGAATCAGCAGCATCCTCTATCAATATTTTGTCACTACTAGTAGGAACCCCCTTAGGAGTTACTGCATCTATCTCTCCAGCTATATTATCATGAATAGCGTTGGCGTCTGTCCCTGTGGTCAAATCAGTAACAACTCCTGCATCGTCAATAGTCTTCGCATGTTTGTCAGCAGTATCCACATAGATAGTAGTGGTCCCACTGTCGCTAGTACCTGGCGTAGACTCATTTTTTATCTTAATCTTTCCCATTAACAACCTCTATTCTAAAAAGTACACATCTCCCAAAACACATAAAGTACCTCGTATATATAACATATTTGCAACAAACATAAGTTGAAAAACAGGAATTGTTACCGTCACTGAATCGTCAACTTCTGTATAAGAAAAGTTGTCTGGAGATTTAGTGCTTCTAGTTACTGCTACCATTTAACCCATCTGCTCTATGTCTATTGTTCGGTTACCGTTAGTGCTAACCAAGTATAAGGTGACTCCTGGTCCCAAATCTTCATACTGTCTCTCTTCATCTATATCAATAACCATTCCCTCTGTTATCGGTGCTAAATTATCAGAATTTACAATAATAGCCTTACTATCATTATTCTGAATAATTAATGCTGTCCTGTTTAAAACATTAGGTATTGCCGTCCATGAAACAGCATTGATATTTAATTCCTGGTGATCGTGAAAGCTTGCTATCCCTCCTGGGGGAGTACCTGTTCCACTAGCAGAGACGGCAGCATCTACATCATCTTGACACGCTTGGGTCCATGTAGTTATTACTCGTTCTGTTGTTATTAAATCATTTGAAGAATCATATCCATACGTTATTAAAACGCAGGGACCACCTACTAATATTTTTGGCTCAGCTCTATACTCTTGGCTTACGTAATTATTCACATAAACCGTACATATTTTTGACAATTTTCCGGCGTCATCTAAACGCAGAAGCTCCTCAATAATATGAAGTGGTAAACTTTGTGTCATTACCTCTTGTCTCTATAAAGCACAGCAGCCTTAAACTCTGCGACTTTTTCCACCTCTTTATTTTTTCCTTTACCAGTAACTTTCAATAAAGCGGTTTCATCGTAACTTACCTTGCAATGAGCAAGCATATTTTCTTTAACATCATCAAGTAATAAATCACCATCATGTTCTAATTCAAATTCTTTTAACACTTTCCAATCTTCGCTGTTTGGTGAGGTTTCAAATTTAACTTTTAGTTTCTTTAAAGGTTTACCTGATAACTTAGCAAACAGTGTAAAGTTGTCTTGTCTTTGATTAAACGAAACAGTTTTTGTGGATTTATTTCCACGTATTCCTACTTTCGTATCAATTAATAATTGTTGCGCAACACTAGCCATTTCTCTCTCCCTTGAAAAAAGGGCTCCGTAGAGCCCTGTTATTAAACTTTGTCTGAACGCTTTCTTTTGTAAACTAATGCACTAAAATTACCTTCAGCCGCATTTGTCTGTGCAAGATCATCAAAACAAAGAACTTGGATTGAACTCTTTGAAGCTGTTCCTGGTAAACAACTGATACCAGCACTTTTTGATTGTAAGTGTATTACTAAATCTTCTTCCGAAGCTTCATCAAGAAGGTTCAATGTGTAATCACCAACGCCATTATCCGTTACGGAAAACTGTAAAGAATCAGCACCACTTAGTGCAGGGGTTCCTAACCCAGACTTGCTCACGCTGTATAGCATGACTCCACGTTGAACAGATTTAATATCTCTTTCTTGTGTTTTTGTTGTCATTATTACTCCTAATTAAAATGGGCAGGGGAGCCATCCGTAGCTACCCCCACCCTGTGAGGCAGGGAGAGAATCCCTCACAACCTCTTAAACCGCTAGACCACTCAACACGCCATGCGCTGTAGGAGTGATGTAATTTTCATAGTATCCACCATATCTTGCTTCATACTCATCAGAGCTAGACTTTCTCAAGAATACAGTTCCATCATCGTCAAACCAACCAAACCCAGGTCTGTGGTGACATTCGATGAAATTATCATTCAAGAAATACATTCTATCTTCTTCGCAGAAACGATCAGGGAATATACCAATTGCCCCTCTTGTAGACATAAACTCAAGACCTTCAAACATAATTTGACCCTTAAGTTTTTTATCTCTAGCAGGAAGAGAATATCTTTTGTGATCTTCAATCTCATTCATTAACTTTCTATACTGAGTATAAGAAGTAACAATAAGGTTAGGAGCACGACCAAATTTACGCTCAACTTCAAGCATAACTTCGTTCATTCTGTCTGGAGTAATACCAGCACCACCAGCAGCAAATTGACTTGCTTGCCATCTTCGAGCTACTAAAATGTTATAAAGAGAACCAGAAGTTGCATCAAGTACACCTTTTAATCCTTGTGGATCGTTATTCTCTGAACCTTGCATAAAGATAACATCTGTATCAGCAGGTACTTGAGAACCAGTAACTCTTGTAACAACTACTTCTTTAGTAGAAGGAGATACGGAATCTACGCTAAATAAATCTCCGTTACCAGCTTGAATATTAACCAAATCCTTTTCTTCAAAATTAGCTTCTTTAAAGGACGCGGCAGATATAGTTAGAGTAAAGATAGGATCAGCGTTTACAACGCCACCAGTATCAATTACTCCTAGAGAACCATCTCCGTTACCAAAAATGATACGTGATGCGTTTCTCATATAAGACTCTACACATTTCTGTACAGTTTCTTTGGTAGCTTTTACAAACGCGCCCTTGTCGTTAGCAGAGGCTTTAATAGCTTCTCTTTCAACTTCGCACGTTGCATAAACTTTTTTAGCTAAGATTAAAGCATCTCCATAACTAGCAACACCAGCAACAGGTAAAGAACCTGAACCAACACCACCAGAAAAACTCAAAGGAGTAGCTACAAATCGTTGCTTACCAGTAAAGTCATATCGCTTCTTGATACGTCCAAGGAGAACATTTGCACTGTTGTACATATTCTCCGATTTTTTATAATAATTGATTTTAAAGAGGTTTGTAGCCTCTGATAAACTAAATGCAGTCATTTCTTACCCTCCATGGCAAGTATAGATATTGCTATCTATAATTATGTTATTCCATTAATACAAATCATCGTAATCGGCAAAGCCTTCAACGTGATCGTCACTCCCAGGTTCACTACTTCCATAGTACTTGTAGTTACCTGGATTCTCCGGCTCTCTTCTTACTTGACCTGTACCTTTAGCTTTTTCCAAAACTCTCTGCTCTTTACCTTCTAAACCTAAAGCGTCTCGAAGGAGAGATGAAGCTTCTTCATCAGTAATGCTACTATCTTCAGAAAAGATTTTTGCCATTTCTATGACTAGCTCGTCATTGTCAAGAGAGGGCGGATGAATTGATTCGACAAGTTTCTCTGATCTTTCCACCATTGGTTTCATGTGAGCGTACTCAACTACCAATTGTGGCTCAGGATTCTGCCTTCCACTTTCTACCAGCTCTTTCGTGCTTGCGTCATATATTTCCTGACTTATACCACGGGATTCCCTTAGTTGAGCAATTTGCCTTTGAGACGCCATCTGGTTAGCCTCGGCTTCTTGCTGGTCCTTTAAGGTCCGCATTTGTTCTTTCAGGAACGCTGCCTCATTATGAGAGTTCTCAGCATTAAGTTCCTCAGGCGTCATCATGCTTAACCTGTCAAACTCTGGTCCGAGTTGCTCTATGAGTGCTCTTTTAAAAGCATACTTATTTCCACCGCTTTGCGCAACTAGAAATTCCATTGCGTCGTACGGTTTATTCGCTTGAATCAATTCATGCATTTTACCAATGTCTTGAAACAGTGCGTCTCTATCTTTTGAAAATTCAGAAAATTCAGACTCTCTACTGGCTACCTGTTCTTCTCTTGATTTCATATCAGTATCTAACTTACTAAATTTTCTATCCCAAGAGACTTGTCCTGCCTCATGGTTTCTCAAATCTCCAATCTTTCTATACTCAGTAACACCATCAATAGAAACAGGAATTTCAGTGTCTGGATCAAGCTCAAGTTCGCTTTCGCCAATCTTGGCTTTTAAGAATTTTACTTCAATTTTTTCAGGGTCCTTCTCTGCGCTATGCTCAATATTTTCATCTGCTTCAATTTTAGCTTCAGATTCTTCTACTTCTTCACTAACGGTTTCTTCTTTTTTCGTCTCTTTAGTCTCTCGCGACTCAACATATTGCTCTCTGGAATTTTCCATAGACTCAAAATCGTCAAAATTTGGTCCTTGTCCTCCACTTACTGTAATAGTCCCATCTGGATCACCATCCATTTTTGAATCAAAACCTTCAGCATCACTCATAACCTCTCCCCTTGTTATTTAGACTTGTTTGTTAATTGGTGTTGATAACCCCTCAGGAGGTAATCCTTCAGATGGTGCCTTTCCTTGCATTTCTGGTTGAGGTGGCATACCACCCATTGCAAAAATCTTAGCATCACCTGGTGGTAACTTAAAAAATAACGGAAAGTGCTCATTCATCATAAGTTTTTGTCTAAACAAAGCATTTTTAGATGATCTTTGCCACATTTGCATTTCCATAATATGTACATGCTCAATAATTTTTTCCCGAGCCTCACTAGGAACCTCTTCTTTAAAACTTCTCTCTTGTAGTTTTTGAAGATAAATATCATATTTAACAATAAGATCATCCCAAGGTTTAGGCTCTGAAACCTCTTCACCTGCAAGAATTGATTCTATCTCACTCTCTGCTGATTTTATAGCGGTAGTAGCGATATCCTTAAACGATTGGTCTGTTCCAAGGTCTAGCATTTCTATAACCTGCTTCTGACTAACTACACCAGGAAATCCCATATTTAAATCAAGCAAAGATTGAATCTTCGCCGCCTTACTTTCTGGTAAAGCTGAAGCGTTTTGAATCTTAACATCATATTTCATATTCTTTGAAGAAAGTGAAAAAGACTTAAGCATATATGAATTATCCTTACCTAAGACTTTTATCGTTCTGCCATCTGATTCTTTATAATACTGTTTCATTAAATCGATTGTATCTTTTGCAACAATTTTAATTAAGGCATTTCTTTTAGCTACCCCGTTATTCTCTCTTTCCTGTTCTTGTTCTTGTAGAAACTGTAAAGCAACACCAGCACGTATCCCTGGAGGTGGGGCACCTCTGGATATTCCATGGACACCTGAAAGCTTTTGGATGTTAATTTCCAACTTCTCCATATAACTAAATATCTCTGGGTGCGTTGGATTCATGTTTTGTAGAGTAGGTGGAACTCCGCCTTTGTATTCCACTACGGTAACTTCGTTGTTTAATGCTGATATCTTACATGCACCTGCTGGCATTACCCATTTAGGCGCAGAAGCCAAACCGTGATTCCTAGCGACACCACTAGCCAAATTATTATAATGCCTTTGGAGTTGGCGTACCTGGGAGATAAAACTACGTGCATAAAGTTCAGTAGGAACATCAATATCAGTAAGTCGTTTAAAAGGTAATCTTCCATGTTCATAAGGAAAATCCTCCATGCTCAAAATTGCCCCCTCAACAAAAACAATTTTTAAACCCTTTGGGATAAACTTACTTGGCTCATGCCAATATGTGCGAATGACAATATCAGAAGAGTTTCTAACCTCTTTCACTGAATCAATATCATACAAATGTCCAGGTTGCTCACGGACAAATTCCTGCTTGTCAGGATATAGTGCTTTTACAACCTCTTTATTCATATATTCTATTTCTGTAACATCTTTTATATCACGCCAATCATCATACCCAAGTTGAGGAAAAACTTTATCTGGTGACATTATCTTGTAATCAACATCACCGACTTTTACAGGAAATTCTAGTTTCACTTCATTTGACTCGTCAGTTTTAATGGTTACTGACTCACCACTTTTTAAATCATTATATTCTGGATCAACATCGCCCAGTTCTGGATTCCAATAAGTTTTTAAATAAGACTCCCCAAAGATGTATGCTCCACGCTGAAGGTCACGAAAGTAGGAGTCAATGTCAATTTCTTGCCATCTGGTATCAACAAGCATTTTGTATGTTTTTGACTGAACCTTATCGTGATACTCGTCGGGATTATTTGGGAGGACTGCAATTGAAGGTCTGAAACGAGACATCTTAGCAGTTTTGTTTTCCACCATATCGTAAATATGGTTAACAACAACCTTGGGATTCCGAATCGATCTATCTCCACTATCTCTTCTGAAATCTTGGTTTCTTGTTTCTTGGCTTCGATAATGTATTCCTTTGTATAAAGCAATTTGCTCTCTATACACCCTTATCCTTGGTCCAGCTTTCTTTACTTTGTTGTCAAAGTCTTTGTTGAGCCATTTTAGAACTTCATTCTCGTTATTTAAATCTATAGCCCATATAGGAGGTGCCTCTTTATGTTCAAGATCACCCTCTAGTTCAAAATCATCAAAAGTTGTTCCATAACTCATTTTATTCCCTTGTTAAAATGCGAGGAAACCTCATTCTCGCGCCAGCACCACCCTATCTACGTTCTTGTGCCTTCCCCAAAATTAAATTAAATCAAATTCTTGTTCTTCATAAGGTTCGTTTAGCTTCTTAGCCAAAGTCCCTGCATCTTCAGCATCTTCCATTTTAATACTACGCCATTCTATGCGATGGGTCGATAGTTTCTGCCCTACCCACAAGGAGAGAGCAGCTATAACTGCCAGTAAATTTATAGATGAAATTATAAGCGCGGTTAAAGCGATAACTTCATTATTCATAATAATCATCTCCCAATACTTTAGCAGCCCAATCGCCGTTTTCTTTGTAGTCTAGCCTATCATCCTGCATGGTTGCAAACCTTGGTTTTTCTACCAGGTCACGATTGTCCTTAGGAGCTTCATTAGGGACATGACTATAGTAGTCGGCAGCGTTAGTATAGCGAGCACAATCAAGAAGATGGTCATTTTCTTTCGGAATTTTGCCATTCTTATCCTTGATATAATTTAAAACTTCAAATTGTAGTTTCTCACATTCTTCGCTGCATAGCCAAAAACCAAATAATAACTGATCCTTGATCAAGGAAATTCCATCCTCTTTCTTATTTTGACTCTTATGTGTAGGAGCAAAAAACACACTGTTCCCATTACCAAATTCAAGTTCTGTCGTATCCAGAATCTCATTTTGAAACCACTTAGCCGCTTCATCATAAGTAAAATTCCAAGTATCTAAACGAGGATTCCATTTTAATAACTTCTCATATATCTTCTTCCACATATTTCTAGTTGAAGTTTCTCTTGTATCGGATACGTAAAGTTCATCGATGTGATAAACCATTCGAGTATGTCTATTAATCGCGGTAAACAACACACCAAACACTGAAGAAGAAGCAGGGTCAGTTGTACAATACCAATCTAAAGCTCTATGTTGCCTTTCTAACTCTTTAGTTAAATCACTCTTACTAATTACATGCTTCTGTTTATCAAACATAGGATAAATAGCGTTTTTCCCACCCTTTACCCTCTTCGCCATATACTCCCTCATCCATACATCAAGATCACCACGTGCAATCAATCTCGCCTTAGTCTTATCAAGCCATTTTTTTGATATGTGAGGATTAGAATGAGAAGGGTAATTAAACCATGCTCCATCAGGGTCACTTCTAACGCTATCTGCTAATTTAATGTAATGATTATCGTCATTTTCAGGAGGAGTACCAATACATAGCAATGGCGCGGTGTAGGTTGCGAGGTTTGGTTCCATTCTTTCATGGAATTTAGGATGATGATCTTTAAATTCATCATAAGCCATAAAATGAGGGTTAATACCATCATAAGCGATATAGTTGTCACTACCATCAAGCTTTATAAAACTGCCGTTAAAACCGAACTTAACTCTCATCTCTGAATTGTTAATAGTTATGCGATATTTCTTTCGCAGATTGTCAGGGAGAAAGAATTGTAGTCGGTTATTTGCCCAAATTAGTTCTTTTGCCTGTTTAAGAAAAGGTGCAATAAAATAGCAAGCGGCAGAAGGAGTAGTAAGCGCAGCGCGATAAAGACAATAAATAACAAAATCAGTCTTACCATATTTCCGACCACACTCAAGAAAAATAAACTGGTTTCCCTCATAGAATAATGCCCTCCCTGGCGGTATCTGTGCTTCATGCGGAGCCCAACAATCATGCAAGTCACTTAATACACTAGCAGTATATTCTAGCGACTCCAGAAGGTCCTTTGGCTCACTCTCTTTCTTGATATTACTCATATATAGAATTATTTCCTTGACAAAAGGTGCCTTCCCCGTATAATGGTGGGTGGATGGGGTTAAACTTTATCTTTTCTTTAAATTTCCATCTAACAATCAACATTTTTTTTTCTTCTTTTTTGGAGGATTATATTTATATAAATGTTTTCATAACTTTTAAGTATAATCCAAGGGCTTTTCTTCTATTTTTTTTGGTATAGTATAGTGCCATATTTCCAATGCCTTAGCGCACTTCGCAACGCAACAACACCAAAGTATAGAACGCAAGAATCATGCCAAGTATCATTTCTCTTCCTTTTTAACTACTTCACCTGGGAATATACCCATAGCGAAAGGGTCCTTCTCTAAAATCTTCTTCGCCTGTTGTGGAGTCAAGCCAGTTTTGTTGATAATCTCTGTTGCTTGACCACTCTCTAGGCGAGCTATCTTGTCTAAATTACTTATAATCTCAGCGATGCTTTTTATCTCACCAACACTCAATTTTTTAATACCACTCTCAACCTCATCCTTAATTGTGAGCAATCCATCTTGTATTAAAGCGAGCGCAATACCACCAGTTTTTTCTAATTGGTCATATTTCCTCTTAATGAATAAATCAATCACAGTATCAGTATTCCTTTCACGCAGTTGAAACCAAGTGTTCTTATCCTCTGCACGACGATTAGGACCTAATGCCCAATACTGCAAAACATCTTCCTCTATACCTATAGCTTTAGATATAGTCGGGATTTCCATTCCGCTAAAGTACATAGTCTTAGCTTGTTTTTTAAGTTTTGGAGGGACGAGCTTTGCCCTCTCAACAGCATTTCCATAACGCTCAACCAATTCGCGCTTTTTAGTATCACCCTCAGCCATCTACTGATACCTCTCACCAATAAGCAACTCACCCATCAATAAAGAACGCCACCCCTTATTCTCTTCCAATCTCTCTTCCGCCATTCTACGTCTCTGTTTGGAAGTAAAACGAGAACTTACCCTATCCATCCAATCTAACTGATCTTCCAACTCTTTAATTCGGTTATTTATAAGCTCTAATGGGGTCATTTACTCTCCTAAAATAGTCAACAATAGTAAAAGTGAAAAATATTGCGCAGGGGGCGGTATACATATCTCCCCCCCCACAGGGTTCCATACCCCCCTAACTATCTGATTTTGCTTGACTAGCAATAACCATGCCAACTTCCTCATCTAATTCCATATCTTTACCTACGCAATGCTTCATAATACTATGCAATATCTCGGGGCTTTCGCCATGCAGCACCTCATCTACCTTTGACATCATAAGTCGTAACATTTCCTGATGCGCTCGGTCATGTATTAGGTCTAGTGCGTTAGTGTGTGGTAAGTAATTGTGCACGATGCCTGTCAATTTCTTGACGGTTTGTTCAATGGACATATATTTCTCTCCCTATCTAATTATTAGATGATCCCTATCTAATCTCTCTTTTCATTCTATTCAATAAATAGATAACAATGCAACATTCTAGCGAATTATTATTTTTATTTATTTTCAATTTACATGCATTTTTTTCTTTACATGCTAAAGACACTTTTGTATATTCTATCTAAAGATGCTTTTGTAATTAAGCGAAGGTTAAAAGGAGTTAGAAAATGGATACTAAAAGCGTAGCAAATGTAATTGGAGAAGGAATAGCCATAACAAAAACTAATACTCTTAAAAGATTACTAGAATTTCCCATAATTGAGGCAAGGCAAGCCTATTATATAGTTCAAAGCGATTACCCTAGAGATTGCATTGAAGCGGTAAAAAGCTGAAGTCATTGTGGCATTGATGGGGCAGTTATTGAAAAATGGCTCAGAATATACCTACAAGAATTATAGAGAGTTGAAAACTAATGTGGGAGTGAATGCTTCGCATTAGTTTTTGAGTTAATTGACAATTGCTCAACTGATGATACAAGTCACAAAAAAGGAGTTAAAAAGATGCAAGTTTTAAAAACAGGGAACGCAAACCACAAAGTAATTATTCATGGCGAAAAGGAATTTTTCACCTCTTATCAATCTGTAATCGCAGTAAAATACAAGGGCAAAATAAGCCTTTCAGAACATTGGGATTATTCCAGAACTACCGTTAAACATTTGGTGAACTATTTAGGTTTAAAAGACAGTAAAGAACTTAGAAAATTAATCAAAGAAGGTAAATTCTTAAGAAATATAAACACAAAAGGAGAATTTTAAAAATGAAAAAAGAGCGATTAAAAAAGGAATTGAATTATTTAAACTGGAAATGTTGGACAGAATCTAATCCTAAGGTATTAAAAGAGCTTATTGCATGGCGAAAAGAAGTTATAAAGGAGTTAAAGAAATGAAAAAAAGAGATGTTCTTTACCATGAGAAAAGCAAAGCATGGCGGATTATGCGACCTATTCACATGGTTCACACCACTGGAGGAAGTTGGTTTTATCCTTGGTATTTTAAAACTGAAAAAGAAGCTTTAGAGATGGTCAAAGAAAGACAAACAACTATTGAAGGGAGGGGAAAAAATGAGTGAAGAGCAATTGCAAAAGAAAATTGACTACGCATTAAAACGTGCCAAGGTTTACGAAAAATGCACCGATGGAAGTTATGGCGCGGCATTAGATGCCTATGGTTACTTTTCAGCGTTGAACGAATTAACAAAACTAAACGAAAAGGGGAAAAATGAAAACTAATCAACTAAAAAAGGGCGCAAGTGTAATGCTTCGCAATGGGTGGAAAGCTGAGCTAGTCGACAATATGAGGGGCAACACTAGGTTAGCCAAGGTTTATGGTGACTACACGGAAATAGGCAGTATTTATGCACATAATATTGTGAAGTATAAAATCGGTGATGATTGGCATGACGATATTGTTCACACCAAGTCACAAAAAGAATTAATAGCATTTGAGCGGTGGCAAACTGCCGCTCATTTAGTATCAGGTGAAAACTTTGCCAA